AATTCAAAGGTTTACAATTTAACTTCCTCTACGGGGTTTAATGCTTTTGAATTTAGTCGTATTAATTACAATGATTGCTCCTCGCTTGGTGAAATAATAAACTACAGACAAGGGCTAGAGGTTGGGACAGGTAGATTTGGCGGCACTCCATCTTTGACCCTTTCGGGTGTTTGGGTTGGCGGCTACAGAATAACGACTAGTATTGTTCGGGGCATCAGTGACGCTATGACAGAGCCATTGTTTAAAGCTGGCGCGGGGTTCTCCATGCTATCTAGGTTTCTTACCGATATAAACGTTGATTTAGGAGCTTTAGCGCCTTTAATGGATTTCTCAGCGTCTAACTTTCCCAATCCTAGCACCGTTCAAATACAAGGCGCAATTGTAACGAGGAATGGCGTTTTGGGGCCAGATGATGCAACGGTGATGCCTAACCTATCAGCTAGTGAGTTGCCCTCGTTCTGGGTTGGTAATAATGGTTTGTCAAATACATTTGTTGGCGGTAGGTTATCGGTGTCGTCTGAAGTCGAAACAACAATAAACACGCAAAATGTTTTCGAGCCTATAGCGGGTGTTTTTGATAGTTCTGATTTACAGCATTTTGATGAACCTAGCAATGGACAGTTACGGCATTTGGGTGCAAACCCTAGAGAGTTTGAAGTTTATTGCAATTTCATTATTGATGGCGCATCAAACGCGGTTATTAATATCCGACTAAGAAAATTTAAAAGCTCAGACTCTACATTCAGCACAGTGACCGAGCAAACTAGGCAAATCAACGCATTGGTTGGATCGCGTGATGTTGCTTTTTTTAATGTGTCTGATAACTTCACTCTAGATCAAAATGATTATGTTTTTTGGGAGGCTGCAAATGCTTCTTCAACTAGCAATATTACACTTGAACAAGGCGGATTTACTTTTGTTAGTGCAAGATAAAAACAAAGGCCCGTTAATTCGGGCTTTTGTCCATGTTCTCAATTAGTTTGATTATTAGTTTATCAGTTGCACTTTCGTTTTGTTGTTTATTGACTTGATTGTAGCCAACGAATGTACCGCCTAAAATCGCAGTAATAACAAAGCCAATCATAGTATTTTTAATTGTTTTTGCATTGTCACGCATATCAATTAAGCCAGCTTGATTGATTTGCAAGTCTCTTATTTGCTCGCTTTGTGTACTGATGTGAGAATCGAGCGTCGTCATTCTGTCGTTGATGTTGTTTTGTTCAGCTTGATAAACGTCTATTTTGCTAATAGCTTGCGACATTTCACGAATAGATGAAGTAATTTCCGCCTCAAACTCTTTTCTGTCATCGCGGTCTCGATCATAGCGATCAATCATCGTCGCCACTTCCGCTTGTAAGATCTGCAATGATGCGTCCGAGTCTGTAGTCATAATCTGTTAACCTTTTCATTATTCGTAGTAGTGAGTTTACACATACAGCTATCGCTATGATGGATAAAACTATATAAATATATAATTCCATTATATGACAGCTCCAAGATTAATAACAACTCAATTGACGAATAAATAACCCTCCATGAAAAATTCGACTCCCAATATAAATATAGCATCGGGTCAAACAACCCGTTAAAAAAGAATGACATAAGAAAAGACGCTAAAAAGATAGCGTCAATTATAGATAAAGCGCATAGCAATATTAAACGCCAGTTGCCTTTTATGCCTTGTTTTGTGTCAATGTAACCAAAACCAATATAGCAAATAATTATTGATAGCATGGCCCTAACAAAGTAAAAAGCCTGATCGGACAGTTCGCTGGATACGCTATTAAAGATAAGAAAAAAAGCACAGCTAAAAGCTAATGTTATAGCTACGCCGTTATTGCTACTTAACACTGCCTTTTTTCTTTGTTGGTGACTTTACTGATTTTGGTTTTCTTGGTTCGGTTGCTGGCATGTCTGCTTTCCTTTTTTTAAGTTAACGTGCTAATATAGATTATAAAGTAACCCAAAAACACGAAAAAATCAATGACAGCGATAATCACACCAGATGACGTAAAACAGCTATACCCTAAAGCCGCAGAAATGGACGATTGTTTATTGCAAGAGTTTATTTGTGTGGTTAATCAAGCGGATCAATGTTTGGCTGGTGCTGGATACGCGGATTGCACTATCGCTTTAATGAAGAAAAGCGCGGTTGCTCATATGGTTTATTCGATTCAAATGACTAACTTTGAAAGCCTTAGATCGCCGACGGGTGAGAGTGTTAAATTTAGAGACATTGGCACAACAGGCGGTTTAGATGGCACTGCCTACGGGCGCACTGTTTTATCTCTTGATACTAGCGGCTGCATTAGCGGTGTCATTGAGAACACCTCGGCTAGTCGATTCTTTATTTCGGTTGGTGGCTGCTAATGAGCGCAATTCGTGGCTTATTCACTCCGATAGCTAAAGCAACTATATGGCGCGGCAGTGGTGAAGATTTTCATGGGAACGCTACATATACACGGCTAGCTGTGATTGATTGCACTTATACAAGCAATACAGTATTGCAAAGCGATGCAGCGGGGCGAGAGTTTAGCCCAGCTTTTGCTGTCTTCACAAAGTCAAACGAAGTTAGAGAGGGTGATCTAATATTAATTGGCGTTTCTAACTCAGCAACACCACCAGCAGAAGCTAAAGAAGTTAGAAGAATAGCAACAGCCGCGTCCATGTTTGGAACTCCTGATTATGATATTTTCGTCGGTTAATTATGGCTAGGCGCTCACGCATACGAGGCGTTAATAATGTTCGCCGTGGGTTATCTCGATTCTTTAATCAAGAGGTTAATAGGCGGGCAGAGCGGGCCATCACCGAGCTTTTAATTATCGGCATGGCTAAGGCGGCAGTTTATACGCCAATTGATAAAGGCTTATTAATCAACTCAAGCTTTCGAGAGGTTCGTGTGGTTGGCGGTAAGACTATCGGCATTGCGGGTTATACGCAGAATTATGCGCAGGCACTACACGACCGCGAAGGGTGGCAAGGTAGATTAAACCCAAACGCCGGCCCGAAATTCTTAGAGCGTGGATTTGAAGAAACGCAAAGCTTACAAAACGCAACATTTAGGCGGATAATGCGAACATGATAATAGATGAATTAAAAGCTATGATTGATGATAGCGGCTTAGTAGTCGATTATCAGCAAGTTAACTTTTTTAATGAAGCTAAACACATTAACAAAACGGTAGCGTATAGAATCAATGGCGGGGCTGGAACGGATCAATATATCCGCAACCCTGACGTGGACTTTACTTTTTACGGTAGAGCAACTGACTCGGCTAATGATATAGGATTAGCAGCGGATAACCTATTCAGCTATTTTTTGGACAATTACCGTTCATCTTGTATTATAGGTATTAGCGCACTGTCAGAAGTTAACGGCGTTTACTATACTGATACAGAGCGACCTTTTTACACTTTTTCAATTAGATTAAAAACAGCGAGATAAAATTATGGCAGCAACAGACGGCGGCTGGATCGGCAGAGATGCAACAATCGAGATTTACATTGACACACCAAGCGCAACAGAGCCAGCAGACGGGCCTTTGTGGTTGGCTTTAGGTGGCACGAGAGGTTTAAGTATTTCAGGCACTTGGGGATCGGTTGATGTTACTAGTAGATCAAGCGCGGGTAACTTTCGCGAGAAAATAGCAGATTATTTAGAGACTAGTTTAAGCACAGATGGCGTTGCCCTACGTGCGGCAGCTTCAAACATTAAAAACGTGCGCGAGTATTTCCACAACCCAACAAGCGGGCAGCCTTGTGCGTGGATTCGTGCAACATTTCCAGAGGAAAGCGGCGCGACTTATCAAATGAGCTACCCCGTTTTACTTACAAGCTGGGGAGACGAAGCACCTTACGATGCTGAAGCAACTTTTTCACTAGAAGCTGAAGGCAATGGGCAACCAGTATTTACAGATATTGCTGCTCCGTAAATGCGAATCAATACCGCAGTCGGTGAAGTTGGCTTGACGGTGGGCGGGCGCGAATATCGTTTGCGCCCGTCTTTTTTGTCTATGTCTGCCATTGGCGAGTCTGGCGATCTGATTAGCACGGCTGGCTGGATCAACTCAGCTAAATTAAAATTGAATTACGAGCCTGAGAAAATCAGTGTTTTAGACATGTCGACGGCTATATTTATAATTCAATGTTGCTGTGATGAAGAAATACCGGAGCTTGGTTGTATTATTGGTTCAGACTGGACGGGAAAACTCTTTTATAAAGAGGGCGCGGTAAACGGTCACGATTTAATTGTGATAGCCGATCACCTAATTAGCTATGGCGTTAACGGTGTAGAAACAACGAGATCCAAAATAGCGGCGCGATTCAGTAGCAAAAAAGATGATTTTATTTTTAAGGTTGCTGAGTTTGTCGCGTCTGCAATAGCACACTTGAAATTGAGCGCAAGGGATGCGTGGCAGTTAACAATGCCAGAATTTCAACTAGCGATGGATTCGCTGTATCCGCCGGATGAGAAAAAGGCTAACATACCAACGCAAGAGCAGGCTGAAGAGACTTATCAAAAAGTTTTAGCGGCAAGAGAAAGGCACAACAAAAACAAAAAGGCGTAAGAAATGGCGGAAAACGTAGGCTCAGTATTTTGGGAAGTTGAAGTAGATACAAGCGGAATGCTTCGCGGCGTTCGCCAGATGGATCGACAGCTTGATGATTTTAACGGGCAGTTAAACCAAACAAGCCGAGGTATTAGGGATGCTTTTAACTCTGCTAGAATGCGGCGTTTAGCTGGTGGCGTAGCTAAAGCGGTCGGGGCTGCTACAGTTGCCTTTGTCGCCTTTGCTGCGGCTATTGGCCGGTCAGGAAAGGAGCTTGAAGTAATGGCGCGGCTGGCTAGAGTTTCAATTGAGGAAATGCAAGCTATATCTTTTGCAACTGAAACAATGACTATTAGCGGTGAGCAGTTTTCCGACATGATGAAAGATATGACCGAGAAGCTTGGTGAATTTGCCTCAGTTGAATCTGGCGGGTTTATGGATTTTGTCGAGATTATGAGCATGACAAATGAAGAGGGCGTGAAACTAGCGGAGCAACTTCAAAAGCTTTCTGGCCCTCAAGCTCTGCAATATATGATTACGCAAATGGAAGATGCAGGAATAAGCGCAGGCAGCATGAGCTTAGCTCTTGAATCAGTAGCTAGCGACTCAACTAAATTAATACCTTTGTTTTTAAAGAATGGCGAATTGTTAGAGGCTAACACTAAGAAATTCAAGGAGCTAGCAAAGGGTATTGACGCGGATACGTTTAGGGAATACAAGACCCTTTCAAATAATATGGGTTTAGCAACGGGCGCATTTAAAGTCTTTTTAGCTGAAGGTTTAGCGCCTTTAATACCTGGCTTTGATAAAGCATCGCAAAAAATAGCAGAGTTTTTTAGTGATTTAATCGAGGGTCGAAAAGCTGTCAACGAGTTTAAACGCGATCAAGAAGCTATTAATAAACTAATCGACAAACAAACAACAGGCAGCGGAAGAACAAAGCGAGTTTCTTATGGTGACATTAAAGCCAAAGAAATAAACGACCTAATAACAAAGAATGAAAAAATAAAAAA